ATATATTCTTTGGCAAGTTGAAGCATCTCTGCACGAATTTCGAATGGGTTTTTATTAGACATAATAGTCTCCTGTGTTGTGTGTGATGTTACTTAATGTAACGTTTTATTTATCCTCCTGGGACAAATCCTTTTGGCGAATACCAAATTTTTTGATGATGGATACGTCCAAGTAACTCTTGTATCTCATGCATTTCTTCTTTGAGTTTTTCTGATGTTTCGCCACTGGCAATGGCTAAGCCTCTACGCCCAGCCTTTGCCGTTAGTGCTTGTTCAATAATCTCAATGTCTCTTACATTAAGTTCAAAGCTTTTGTTGGGTTTCATGTTGGATTAAACACGTCTTCTGGAATGCTTGACATTTTCTTTGTCTTGAAGAAACCAATATACTCTGGATACTTGATCATAAACAGACGTGCAAACAATGCTACGTAATTGTTAGAAATCTTATATTTGTCGCCAGTAGTAACCACGTCGGTTTCCCAACGCACACGATTAATGATCAACCAACCACTAAGTTGCGTGTGACCTGCTTTGATAGCTTCTTTGGTGAACTGTTCAAACAGTTCGAAGAACGCAGGGTTTTCTCTGTGCCAGATAAACCACTTTCTACCAAGTGGGTTTTGCATCATCTGATTGCAGTAATCTTCTTCACTAATTTCTACGAGTGTGTCGTATGGGTTCGCAGTAGTCATAATATAAATCTCCGTTTAAGGTTTTTTGTTAGCCTTGTTCTTCTTCCAATGGTAAACGATGTCTTCTTCATCAGTACGAGTGTTATAATCACACACTTCTATTTTATTACCTTTGGTTGCCAACCATTGTTTAATTAGAAGTTGATCAGCATTATCTGCTTGTTCATCTTCCATTCGTTCGATTTCTGCGCTCGACATAGCCGAACGCAGTTTAGTGTTTTGGTCACTTACCATAAGTTGCCTTCAATCTTTCTTGTGAAACAAATTCTGGTTCATACATACCATTTTCGATCTCACGTTTAATAACCACACCAGACCACCATTCTTTGTTCATCTGGCCTGCCCAACCTTCGGGTGCGCCCTTGTAACAACCTGCAACTAAGCCGATTGCCCCATATGGATGTACATCATCTCGAATTTTCATGTCACGTTTATGACTATGACCACAAGTTGCACTACCAAAACGTTTAGCTAAAATGCCAGCAGCATGGTTTACACCAGACATTGGGCGATAGCCATTAGTAAAGAAGTGAGCATAACTTACGCCATCATAATCATGAATGGCTGGTGCGTCATGTTCGTACTCGTGATATTCATCGAACCAAGTGTCTGTACCAAGGTGCTTAAAAGAAATGCCGTACTTCTCCCCTTCAATGCGAGGGTCCATTGCGATAGCTCTTCTAATTCTAGTTTCATGGTTTCCTTCGAAACCATAATATGCTGGACGTTTACGTTTGTTCGCTTTGAACTTAATACGCATACGATCCATTGCTTCGTTGTAGCATTCAATGTCTGCCTCATAACTTTGGCTTACGAAATTCTTCGGAGCCTTAGCCGAGTCAAAACTATTCAGTGACCGCATATCTGCACCGTCACCTAAATCCACAACGTAGTCAGGTTTTACGTCCCAGATCAAATCGCCCAACCAATCAAATCGCTCGTTGCTAACTGATGGGTCACTATGGGCGCATGAAAACACAACTGCTGTTTTACCTGCCATTAGTGTTAATCTCCTTACATAATTTAAATGTACCTTTATTCTATCACGATTACCCAAATTTGTCAAGTAAATGTAGTATCATTAGTACATATTATAAAAAAATGGGAAGACGAATGCCTTCCCATTTGATGCTTAGGACATCACCCCTTTAGAAGCTGGGGTTCCCCACGATTGATTTCAATCTTACGAGGCTTCTTCGCTTCTGGTATTACGTTTTCCAATTTGACAGATAAAATACCATCAATAAGGTCAGCGCCATTCACAACAACTGTATCAGCTAGTGTGAAAACTCTTGTGAAGGATCGTCCAGAAATTCCACGATGGATATATTGCTTCTCATCTGTGGCTTCCTGTTTACCTTCAATTGTCAGAATTCCTTCTTTGATCTGAATGTCGATATCGTCATAGGTAAACCCTGCAATTGCTAACTGCAATTCATATTGGTCATCGTTTAACTTTACGATATTATATGGGGGGTATGAGGTTTGACCTGTCGGTGACGTATCTCGCATTCTTTCAATCATTCGGTCAAAACCGATTAAGAGCGGATCGTTTAGAAAATCTGTGTTGATACTACGTGTATTCATGTTGATTCTACGTGTATTATTCATTTTGCTATCTCCTTTATTAAGCAAGATTAAGTAGTGTGACCCATTAGGCATCACACCATTATTTATAATATATTTTACTCAGAATTCCGACTAATCTACATAAGGTTCGAAATCACTACCGTTAGCTACCATACATGCCCAACCGTTTGGGAACAAAGCAACCAATGTCCAAGAGCCTGTGTCTTGATTTGTACTGAAAACAAATTCAGATTTAACAAATTGACCACTTGCGTGTTGTTGCAAAATTTTACCGTTAAACAAAATTTCTTCGCCGTATTGTTTTACTTGTTCTGCCATAGCAGGCAAGGTTTCGCAACTTTGTACTGCTTGGAAAGCTGGTATTTCTTGGGCGAACGCCCCTGTTGATAATAGAATAGTCGGTATTAAGTATCTAAGCATGAGCTTATTCTCCTGTTGAACCGAAGCCCCCATCTCGCTCAGTCAATTCCATTGGTTTTGTTGTTTCAGTAAATTTCTGTTGAATAATTTTTTCAACCAAACCTTGAGCAATACGATCACCATTAGTGATCTTAACAAGACTATCAGTGTTGTTTTGTAACATTACAAATGTTTCTAGTGTATAATCGGAATCAATAATTCCAGTACCATTCGACAAAGACAAACCTTTCTTGAAGGCTGATCCAGAGCGAATGAATAGTTTCATAACATGCTTTTCTGGCACGTCAAAAATTAATCCTGTGGGTACTAATACCCTAATCCCTGGTGGAAGTTGGAATGCGTCACGATCTGTGGAAACACCCTTAACTATTACTGATTGTTCTTTGTTCCAAGAATTGTAAGCCTTGAGCATATCTCCATTCGCAAAACATGCTTTGATATCGAAACAGGCTGAGCCTTTTGTTGCATACTCTGGGAGTTCTGCATTTTCATTCATTCTATAAATATTCATTTCACTTCTTTCCGATGTTATACTTAGCTTCCAAAGTCCAATTACTCTTCTCTTTGTGAGATAAGATTTTAATTTGATTTAGTTGAGCTACTGGGTCTTGAGCTTTATCTGTTTGTATAACAGAAACCAAACCCCACTCCTCTAAAAGATTAACGATTGTATTTCTTCTTGATGCGTCTTCTTCGATAAAGGTATCTGTCTTACCATCTAAGATGAACAGTTCCTTAAAGTGTAGTATAGCATACCTACCTTGTTTATGCAAGATGTGACAAGTCTGGTATAGCTTTTTTTCTTTTCTTGACGAAATACCAATTCGAGTGAGAGTTTCTTTTACCTTTAAAAAACTGTCTGGTGTTGGAAGAGCAATCTCGATTCCTACACCTTTAAATATATCTTCTGAGTTCATAATCCAAAGCACCTTTTTTTATTATTATTATGTTATGCTGATCATCAAATACTTCGACCATCGGATATATTTATCTAAATCGGCTTTTCTCTAACCCCCTGTCTCTAGTTTGGCGTGTACCTCTGCCATCTGATCGGTACTTAGCGCTTTCTGGTACATCTTAGCGACTGTGCGGTTACACTGATACACTTCTTGCAGAGCATCCAAGTCTTTATCAACGTCTGGCTTGAACCATTTAGAGAACCGCTTACGTTTACGCAAAGCACCACGGTAGTAGTCGAATTGAGCGCCACCGAATAGATTGGAGCGCATATTCATCTCATTGGCGTGGAGAATTGTATCTTCGAACCATGAGAACCCACGATTGACAATGTAAGGCGTATACAGCTTCTCAGCTTGCTCTGGGATATCGTGACCACCAATGAGATCGTCCTTAGAGAACGAAGCCGCATTGATAAAATCAAAGGGTGTTATTTCTTTCGGCAATTGTATTCTCCAAATATTTCAACATATCATTAAACGGTATAACACAGGTTGCACAAAGTTTCAATTCTAATTTGCCATCCTGTGTATCGACATTAACTGTGTTGATGTCTTTCTTCGCTATTCTCTTATTACATTCCCAACAAACTGTTTTGCTGAATAATGCATCAGCCCACTTACCCATCTTTCTCGTCTTCCATCTGACCCTTCAAGTATTGGGCGAAACGAGCCGCCCTATCAGGTTGCTCTTCGCGTGGTTTATCTTTGACAAAAACTGTTTTGAAAACAGGTTTTACTGGTTGGATAGTTGTACCTTTGATCTTCATTTGTACTCA